AGCCGCCCGCGGCTGACTGCGAGAGGGGCGGGGNGTGATGTAAGGGGCTGTTTATAAGACACTTCCGATTGTGATTGTTCCGGGCGGACAAACGGAGAAATTGGTGCAACTTAATTAATCATCTGCCGGTCGCAGCGCACCCCGTGACGCCATATCAGCAAGCAACGCAATATCCTCAGGACTTTCCACAGGGCGTCTGCGCCGGTGAGCAGCATAAAGCCTGTCTGCCTCCATCTCCCTTCGTCGCTCTGCCGCTGCACGCTGTCGCTCTGCTGCCTTTTGGCGTTTCTCGGCTTCCGCCCTCGCCCTATCAGCCCTCTCCTTTTCTGCCTGGCGTCTGCGAGCCACCTCTTGCTCTCGCTTCCACTTTCTATATGCTTCCGCCTGGTCTCTGTTCCATTTGTCAAACGTTTTACCTGCAAAATCTGCCACGGATTTAACACCTTTCACTATACCGTCCTTAATGCTATCTTTGGCGTATTTAATCCCGTTTTGGACCGTCTTCGCATTCTCATACGTGTCACTGGCAAAACGCCGCAGCTTCGGCCTTGCTTGATCGCGCCATCCCTCGACGCTTTCTTCCAGATCATTCACAAACTGGCCCACACCCGCGCGGGCCTTTGCCAGGTCGTCATACAATTTTCTGCGCCTTTCGTAGAGTGGGTCGTGGGTCCGATGGTTTCGAAGATACTCGTTTTTTAGAAGATAGTCTACCCGGTGTTTAACGCCTTCAGCCCCAGGGAAATTTTCGTGGTTAATTACATCCTGTACGGCGCGATGGCGTGCGTTCGCCCTGTCTTCAAGCGTTCGCAGTGAGCCGTGGACGATGCGCCGTGCGTGTTCACCAACGTTAGGTCTGTTAACCCGCCGATTGGCCTCCCTTCGCACCGCTTCGTGACGTTCGTTGGTCGAAGTGCGGCTTTCGCTGTTCAACCGGCGGTCAATCTGGCGCCTGATAAGATCCGAGTCTGGAAACTCTTCCCCGTTCACAGCAGCCTGGGCAGCTCGATGCTGTGCGTTCTCCTCGTTCTCGCGAGCCTGGATTGCATTCTCTGCAATTCGCCGAACGTGTGGTCGGAGGTGCATCGGGTTAATGGCCGCACGGCGCGCTGCCGCGTGACGCTGTGCATTGGAGGAACGCGCGCCACCTCGCAGCTTCTTTTTGCATGGGCGCTTGGCCTGTGCCTTCTTTTTCGTGGTCATTTGTGGATACACGCGGAAAAGATATGGGTTCAAATTGTTACCAAAATGTACAAACAAATTTAACGACGCATCGCGCGCAGGCGTGCCATGTGTGCCTTGGCCGCCGCCGACCCCTTGCGCAACGTCGGGTGGGCGTGACCACGACGACGCGGCTTCTTCGCCTTATACTCCTCATCGCTCTCACTGTCGAACGGGTCGTGGCGGCGGCGACCGTAGCCTACAGCCGATGCATACGGCGCAATCTCAGGGGCGATCGACTTTGCTGCATTGACAGCCTGGTGCGACCAACTGTTAGGATCGGACTGCTCGCGCTTCACGCTGTTTACAAAGGTGGGGAGGTCCTTCGTGTCCTGCTGGACGTGCCACGCCCAGTCCTTGGCCTTCTGGCCAACGCCGAGCGGGTCCCAATTAAAGCCACCGCGAAGCTTGTGGTGCGCCTTCTTGTGGTGACTCTTGGGGCGTGTAGAGTGACGCTTGCGGTGAGCGGGCATTTTAAACAGATTTTCACCAAGGAAGTTATAACTTACCGACGAGTCCGCGAACGCGAACGCGACTTACCACCCCTTTTACCAAACCCATCGAGTTCACCATACTGCCCCAATCGCCCGCGAGCTGCGCCGCCGTTGAGAGAATTCTTTAGCTTTTGGAGCAATGACTCGTAAGAAGGTGGGTGATTTCCCTCCCAGTTTCGCGTTGAATACTTCGACTCTGGAAAAAACGGGTCAATCACCTGCCTCTGAAACTCCTCACCAGACGAGACATTATGCGCGATGCCCAGAAGAAGCCTGGCAACTGGCTCATTGCGCGCGTTAATGTTGTGTGAGGTGGTTGCCCCAAGGCGTTGCTTGAGATACTCCTTAACAAACTCCGGACTGACTGGAGGTTCGGGGGCAGGACGAGGAGGTCGTCCACGCCTCGAAGGGGCGCGAGGGGGTGGCAGATCCACAGCGGCGTTTGAACGGTCAGCAGCCGCGGCACGGGTAGCAGCGGCAGCGGTGGCAAAGGGGTTGCGGTTCGCTGGGGATCGCGCCGCGGCTGGCGGTGAAGCAGCTTGTGCCTGACGCCCAGTCGTATTCGCCGCGATATTTGCAGCCATGCTCTGCCGCTCGAGCGCTCCTTGATCAACAGCCTCTTCAGCGTCTCCTTCGTCTCCCTCGTTAGCATTGCCCTCATCACCATGGTCTGCATCTGCTTCGTGGTTCTGGTCAAATAGACGCGCTGCTGCTTGCTGGGTGCTATCCAGCGCAGAGGCGGCAGCACCCATCGCAAAATTGTACATATTTCCAAGCGTGCCACTTACACCCTCAAGAAGAGCTGCACTGCCGCGGCCCAAGTGCGCAGCCCCGCGTCGAAGGTCTAGGCGGTTGTTGAAATTCGTACCCGTCTGATCAGACAGTGGCGTCCGACCAACGGTGCTTCCCACAACATTCCGTATGACACCGCGAGCAGCGCGGGCGGCATGCTCCGCGGCATCGACAAACACGTTGTTCTCCCAATCAAAGAAACTTCCATCCCCTTCGCCATAATCAACAACATAAGGATCCACCCGAGACATAGAATCAAGCCAGCTCTCCTGTTCCTCCTCTTCAGGAGCTTCCGCTGACTGGCCAGGCCCCGCAGGTCCCGGAGGTCCCGGAGTATATGCAGGCATTGCAGGGCTTGAAGAAGGACCAGGGCCGCCGCTGGGAGGCGCGCCTGGCATACCCGTCGAAGAAGGGTTGAACGAAGAAGGCACACCACGCGCCGGGCCTGCAAACACGCGCAGGCCCTTCATCGCACTTTGGAGACTGCTCAGTGCCGCCTTGATTTCGGGATTGATACCCGTATTCAGAAGATCGGCAATCTGCTCAAGAATCTTAGAACGAGACTCTTCGTCAATCGAAGACGACTGGACAGTCTGGATGTGCTCAACGTCGTCCATAAGCTTCTTGGTCCACTTTCCAGGATCTGCGTCATTGCGCTCACCCTCAAGACTGTTGAGGTCCCCAAGAATTTCCTCAGCGATATTCGCATCCTCCGCACCCGTAAACGTAGCCTGGGTCGTCGAAGACTCCTCGGTTCCGCGGAACGTCGTCTTGGCCTGCTCGCCAATCTTGCGCGACATCATCTGGCGCATGACACGGTCGTCCTCAGCCGTCACCCAGCCAGCGCCACTGTGCCACAGACCGCTCTGTAGGTGTGTAGGCATTCCACCACGGCCATAATGCGCGACATCGTTCTGAGCTCCGTGGTAGCCGTAATCAAGCTTTGCAGCCAGCTGGCGAACCGGCTCGACGTAGCCGAACGTAACACGCTCCGTCACGGCCGGACTCTTGCCAAGATTTCGTGCGTTCGCGATTGCGATGTGCTGCGCAACACGTCGCTCCCCCCTGGTGTCATACTGGCTCTGAATCTGCTGACACTGCTGACGTGCAAGCTCACGCAGCGTTCCATGGAAATCCGTATGCAACGCCATTTTTTGCCGTACGTTTAGAAGTGCAACTTAAAGCATATGATCAATTCTTCCGGCCAGTGACTTTGCGAGCTTTTCCACAAAGCCGCTATACTTGTCGTCGCTCTTCACCCTACGCTCCGTCGCATACGGATTCTTGTTGTGGTACGGATTCGTAAAGTGGGCGTGAGGCTCACGCCGCAGCCGACGCATGAGCATCTTCTGTTCGGTCTCCTTCTTTCCAGAGTGAATGGCCTCCACGTCGCCAAAGTACTTTCCACGCTTGCGCATCTTTTGTGTGCTCTTGGACCGCGTAACGCCACCCAGCGTAACACCCGCCTTGGACGGCCACGGCAACGAGCGTGAGTGCGAAAAGGCGGCCTCGCGCAAATCCTTACCGCGCTTCTCCTGGGCAAAGCCCATCTTAGACAGCTGCTTTAGACGAGCACCAACCTGACCCGAAGAAGCCACCGCCTTCATCTGACGCTTCAGCGACCTGCGCAGCGAGCCTGCATGCTTGTAGTTTTGCGGCGTCTCCTCCTTGCCGCCCAATCCAGCGCCTGTGAGCGTGTGCACAGCGTCACGAAACGGAATACCACGACGCTTGGGTGGCACGGAAACGTCCGAGATCCGCTGCCCCTCAAGACCCTGGGGATGGGAAATATAGTACTTTGAAGCGTCAGCAAAGTGCTTGCTCACTGCATTCTTCATCACGCTTGCTCCAGCCGGCAGCCTTCGCGGATCCATCTCACTTGATTTTTGACTGTTTAAGCAGATAATATACCCGCCTTGGGGTTTCTTTCAATCAACCGTCAAGTGTGCCCGGTTTTCACAGACGCCATGCGCGATCCCCACCCGCTGCTGGGTGCCTACAGCAAGGACATTTGGACGGGACCCGAGTTTCACCACGTGTTTCCAGCCGGACCCCAGAAGAGTGTTGAGAGGCGCGCGCCCGCTGTTCGCGTCGCACCCAAGAGCGTGCGCCCTGTTCGGGAGCATTTCCTACCCAGCTACGCTCAGCGAGGGCTGATGCCGCTGCTGCAGGAGAAGCGCAAGCTGTACAAGTTTTCCGAGAACGAGGCGGTTGATTCGACGGGGCCGCATGGCACCCACCTCGACAACGACGTGCGGAAAGTGAAGAAGGTGAAGGCGGGGTCCAAGGAGGGAAAGCGAAGCGGGATCCCCATTCTTTAGTTTGGATTTCTTTTAAACATTTGTTGACACGACGCTTGGGGATTGAACCGCAATGCAAAATACGTATAGTAAAGGGGATTGTATAAAGAGCTAAACTCCACAATCCTAAATTCACGCCGCGTCTAGTAGTGCGGGCGCTTCTTGGCACCACCCATACTGCCACCCATACCACCCAGACCCGACGACGAGGAAGAAGTGCCAATCATAGCACCACCCTTATCCTTGTGCAGCTTCGCGGCAAAGTTCATGAACGATCCCGAGCTCAGCTTACCCTTCGAGCCACCCACGAAGCGCGCCAGGTGCGCGGACGTCGTGCCCTTCGACGCGCGGGCCTCCTCAACGTCCGTGTTGTTGAGAATGGTCTTGCGGATGGCCGACTGGCCGCGCACCGTCTCAAAGAAACCCGATGAAATGGCCATCAGGGTGATGGTGACACCCGAGCCGTTCGTCGAGTTGGCCGACGACGCAAAGTAGCCCGACGCAAGGTCCAGCGTAAGGGCCAGCTGGATAGAGTAGTTACCAAGGCAGCCCGGCGCCAGGCCCGGCGACAGAGAGATGTCCGTGCCCATGCGCAGCAGAAGCGGGCCACCCGTGAGCTGCACGCTCTTGCCGCCACCCTTGCCGAACTGGAACGTGTAGGGAGCAGAGGCGGTCGGCTGCTTTGCCACGATCGGGAAATACGTACCACCCGAATTACCCGCACCAAAAGGTCCAACTGCAACCTTTGCCAGCGGGGGCGTGCTCTGCGTAGGTGCGGTTGCATGGCCGCGCCACTGGGCCCAGTCCATCTCGAGGCCAGCGGCGACGGACGAATTATAGAGATTCTCCTGGCTAAAGTTGGAGCACAGGTTAGAAAAGTTATCAAACGTAACACCCACGCGCTTGATCGGGACGTAGGTCTCGTTCTGCGTCTGGCCGCGGACCTGCGGCTTCACAAACACCATGATCATGTCCGGAATCGAGGAAAGGGTGATGGTCTGCGTCTGCACGATGCCGCTGCTGTCCACGGACGCCTGCTGGGTGTAGTAGCGAGGGAACTCGTGGTAGGGCACGCTCGAGCACAGCGGCAGGTCAACATCCACACCCGGCGTCAGGAAAGACACGAGCAGCTGCGGGTTTGCAAACGCGTTATTGCCCGTGTTGGTTGCACCACTCGACGGGCGGCCCAGCGTCACGCCCGAAAAGAGGGTCGAGAAGCCAGAGGCGCGGATCAGGTTGCCAATCGGGTTGTACGGCGTCTGGATATTATCGAACCAGTACGGCGTGAGAATATTGGTTGACCCCGCCACCTGCCCGGGATATACGGTAGGAGCTCCCGGCGTCAGCGCGTTCGAGCTCGGCGTTGACTGAAGGTTCATCGTAAAGGCCATGTTCGTGCAGCCATAAAGACCCACCTCGGAAAACTCATGCGCGTCATTCCAGATAAACGGCGACATGACGAGCGGCTCCGTCACCGTGAACTTGAAGCAGATGCGCATCGGCAGCTTGGCGTCCATGCCGCCGCACCAAACCGGCATGCCGTTGAGGTACTGCGTCCACGCCGTGCCAGCCGTGGGATCCGTGTACGGGACCTGCGGCTGGTACGAGACGCCCGGCGTCACGTTCGTGTAGCCAACAGACTGGAAACCAGTGCCCGTAATCTCCTCACCCGACTGGTCGACGAACGTGATCGGCCACGAGCCGTTCGGGATCTGGCCCATGAAGGCAGACTCGTACGCGCTGAAGTTGCCGTTCAGGGCGTTCAGGTCGTCGATGCTCCAAGCGTACTTGTCATACTTGGACGGCGTCGTGCGCTGCTGCTGGTTGCGCTGCGTCTCCGTCAGCAGGATCTGCTCGCGCAGCGTGTCGCCGTTCGTTGTCACGACGCAGTCGTTGATCGATGCCGTCATATTCGTGCACAGGCTCTGCAGAGGGAACATGGGCAGCGCAAAGTCGCGACCCGGGCGGACCTGCTGGTAGGTGCATCCGGTCTGCCACGAGGCGGGCACAGCAGGAGGGCCCGCAGATCCCGGCGTAGCAGCCGTGAGATTAGACATCGTGTAGCCAATAGTCTGCTGATTGCTGTTCAGAACGACATCACCGGCCCAGTAAGCGTCCATCTGCACGTAGACGGTCGACTGCCACATCACCTTGCGGTCCACAAAAACGTTCAGCGACGGCACGAGCACCTGGTACGTGTGCTGCGACGTGGTGGCGGAAACGGCCTGGAACGGCGAGACCGTCACGGCCAGCGCGCCCTTCTGCACGGCATAGGCCGGCGCATCCTGCACGATGCGCGGGTCATAGACCGCGATCTTCTCGATGGCCGACATGTTTCCGGAGTCTTAAGTCGTGTGATGAGGTATACACTACTTTGAAGGATAGAACGATTGTGTGCACCTTTTTTCAAAGTTACGTTTTTTGCAAGAAGGACAGACAAACCGGTTATGCTCCGCCACCTTTCCCCACCCCGCCGCTTCTCCAATCCAATGTTTTACTCCCTACACCGCCGTCACCGCCTTCTTCTTCGGCCGGAAGAGGAACTTGATTGAAGCATAGCCCCCGTTTCCGTTGAGCAGGACCGGGATCAGGTCGCCCGTGATGCGGTGGCGCCAAAAGACACTAAAGTCAATCTGGGTCATCTGGCGGTTCGACAGCGACGAAAACCTGTACTCTCCCGAAGGGCTGTAGTAGATGAGTCCGCGGTACCCGAAGCAGCTCGTCTGCGCCACCGCAAAGTCCGTTATGATCGGCTTCCGCTGCGCGCTCGAGTCCGCAATCACGAATCCACCCGCGCTCTTTGACAGGTCCAGCGGGTTGCCCTCCATCTCGGAAATGACCGGGATGCTCTCCGTCGTGACGGCGATCGCCGTGATGGGGCACCAGGACGTGGCCGTCGACGGATACACCTGCTCGTACATGTAAAAGGACGGCTCCGTTGAAAAGACGCGCAGGCCAACATCCGAGTAATTCTGTGGCAGCGTGTTGATGGTCGTGGACCGGTCCGGGAATGCAGCGATTGTGCCATTCGAAGACAAAATCTTCTCCGATGGGAAATCCGAAACCCACTCGTACACGACCGGCGGCACCGTCAGGCTGCCCGGATAGGACGGTGAGTTGAAGATGGTCGAATAGGCCACGGGCCGCGCCGCGATGCACGGAAAGTTGTCGATCAAAGACTTGAAGTTTGTGTCGCTCAGGAAGAAGAGGTTCTCGTCCGACGACGTGAAGGCGTTCTTGCCGTTCCACGGAACGTAAACGATATTTCCGAGCGTCCGTGGCACAGTCTCCTGCGTCGGGTCCAGCGGCAGCGTCGGCCACGTCTGATAGTTGACCGAGTAGCCGTCGACGGCAAACTGGGCCAGCGAGTCGATGCCGCCCGCGAAAAGCTGCTTCGTGTTGACGGCCGCTGACACCTTGTTCGAGTCGCGGAAGCGGCCCGCCGACGAGTACGTGTCCGTGTGCATCGTGAACAGGTTGGACACGCCATTGTACGTAAAGTAGCTTGCGGACGACGTAAGGAAAAACTGACAATGGGCAGTCTGTATCGTGTACACCATCGGCTTGACCTGCACAAGCTCAAAGTTTCCATCGTAGGTCTCTGGGGAGGTGCTAATATCAATGGGCGTGGGAGTCGTACCCACGATGTTCCGAAGAGCTAGGATGGTTGAACCGGCCGTACCCGGATCAACGTTTGCAAGACCAACGATGAGACGAACCGGGTTGGGTGTCGGCCCTCCGTACGTATAAGAACCGGTAAACAAGTTTGTGCCGTCGAACACCTGAGTGTCATAATATGTACCCGTCTCCTTTTCGACGCCGTTGATGTACACAGCGTACGTCGAAGTTGTGACGAACTCGTATTCCACAAGGTCACCAAGTGCGCACTCAAGAACGGTACCCGAGTCGTAAACCCGAAATACAAGAGGAAGGCCCGTTAGAAAATTGCCTTCAAAATTTCCACCACCCATATTACCGTTCGTTGCTGTTTTGCACTGAAACGTAAACGTATTTCCATTAGGATCATCGNTGCAGATCATCTGGAGGCGGATGGGGAGGCTAGTAGGAGGCGTGACTGCGCTAAAGCTGAAATTGCCCGCTNNCTGGACGACGTCCGTGTACCTGGCACCGAGCTGATGCGAAGGCAACTGGGCCACCAGCCATCCAGCGTCGGGTGCGGGTGTCCCAACAACCACGTTTGCATACGTCACGACGGGAACAGCGGGATCCCTGTAGTAGCGCCCCGCCACGTAGTCAGCCCCGGCAATCGGGAGAACGGAGGGGGCCTGAAGAGAAGACCACTGCGTAAGCTCAGTACTCGGAAGCGCACCAACGGTCGAAGTTGCCGCAGTGAGGTTATAAGCCGCTCCGTTATACGTGACCGTCGTGATGGGAAACTGCGAGGACTGGAGAGTATACACCTTCTGCGAATCCCAATTTGAAAAGGCGTTCGGACCCACGTGAAACCACGACGCAGTGTCAATGGAAGGCGGGGTTGCGCTGTTTACAATTACCGTCTTTGCGACATAGGCCTGTCCGCGGTAGACGGTGGGAAAGAGGGGCACAAACGAGCCCGTTGCAGCTGACGCGGAGTTCCACTCGTACAGTGTAGCACCTGGAATCTGCTGCGTCTGGCTGCATGCCACCAGCTGCCTCTGCAGGCAGTAACCAGACATGGGCACGTTCGCATCATACCATCCAGGTGAAAGCGTCCCGGCACTTGTTTGGGACGCATTTACAATGGGCGGCTGGGAGGAGAAAACGCCCGTTCCCGTCGTGTAAAAGTAGCCCACGGTCGGATTCAAAAAGGATGCCACTCCGCCGCTTGACACTGCGGCCTGTGAAAGAGTTACCTGATAATAACCATCCACGGGAGCCGATGAGACGGACACGACCGTCGTGTAGTAGAGCGCCGTGGACGTGGGACCCGTGACGATCATACCAGGGGTGGGTGGAGGATTGGACACATTGATACTTGACTCGGGGAGGTAAAGGATGGTGCCCGATGCAATCGTGTTGTTGACGACACTAAAAGGGGTCTGCGAAACTGCAACATAATAGTATGTTACGATGGATGGGTCCTCATACGTCGTATTAGGATTCCAAAAGCCAGTAAAAGTGAACGGGGTGACAACACCATTTCGGCCACTTCCAAAGTAGGCGTCCGCCCCCGTAAAGTCAGAGTCCGTGTACAGCACATTCTCAATCGCCGGGTTCACGACCTTCTCGAGCACGTGGTCCATCGTGTAGGCGCTGTAGTAATTGCTTGAAGAGCTCACGCCATAATCCTGCTTCTTGAGTGGCGCGCCCGGATACGACGCAAGCTCATCCTCCGGAACCCAATACAAAGACTTGAAGCACGTAAGGGTGAAGGACACCTCCGGGCCCACCTTGAAGGCGTTCGGGAACGTCATGTAGTTGGAAGGGCTGAAGCGTCCACACACCGCAAAGGCGCGCGTTGGGGCGCCAAGGAAGTTGGCCGTCGCCAGGGCGCCAATCGTTGCCGGATTGGGCGAGGGGAGAAAAAGGCCCGCCGGCTTGTCGTACTTGGCACCATCACCCGAAAAGTCAATAAAGACGTCGGACGTACTGTTGTTTACCAAGACGAACTGCGGCCGCACGATGGCCGAATTACTGCCGCTGGTTGCATAAAAGGGATCAATGATGCGCACCTCCATGGAATTTTGCTGGAGGATGAGGTTCCAAAGGGCGAGAAACATGGAAATGCTGTATTCACCCGGCGGCGGAAACGGCATCACGTTTGAGTAAGCTACACCCGCTGTGTCTGCAAAGCTCAAAACGCCATTTGAGGACGTGCACGGAACAGGCGTAAGGGCCGGAACCGTCATAAGACCCATCTCGGGAGCCGGACGGGCCGTGTAGTCCATGCGGTAGCCAACCTTATAGTCCAAAAGGTCCGGGTCGCACTGGCCAATCGCCGCGCGAGGCTGAAAGATGGGCAGCGTCGTCGTGTCCACCGCGAGGCGGAGAATAGACATCTCATAGCCCTCGGGGTGGTTGATGATGGCCTTGTCGCGCTGGTCGCGGTACTGGGCGGGTCGGCCCGCGCCGCCAATCGGGTCATCGCGCGTGTTGATCACCGTCGCGTTGTACAGGATGGAGTCGTCCACATAGTCGATCTGGCTGCTCGACGTCACGTCGTTTGCAGTCTGGTCACCCGGGCCGCCATACTGTGCAAGCACCTGGTTGTCGCCGCCGCCACGCATGCGCTTCATGGTGGCGTGGCTTCGTAAACAAGCTTTTGGGATCAAGACTTGTGCAACAAGGAGCCCACTACGTACTGAGCCACAAACGCGTCAGGGTCGCCCTGGCTCTTTAGCTGTCGTGCGTACTCGTCAATCGGTGTGTCTTTATGCAGCAAACGACAACACACGTGGGATCCACACGTATTAGTATCGTCCTTCTGTAGCTTATGCGTGTTGTGGGTCACTGCACCCCCGCTATTTACAAAGCCGTCCAACAGCTCGTGAAGCATCGGAGCCGCCTCGTGGAGCTGCATCTTCTTTTCGGCTGAAAGCCACGTGCGCTCGCCGTCAATCGCCACACCAAAAGAGTCAAAAACCTCGATCGAGTGATTGCGGCGAATAAGACACATCCAATGGCCACTATCCTGGTCTGACACGAGGAAAAGGATGATACACCGGCCCTGACCGTCGAACAGGGAGTCGATTGAATGCTTGCAAAGGTCGGGGTACTTTGTAATCTTGATTTTTCCCAATACCTTGGCCATATCATCACCTGTCATTGCATACTGCTCCAGCTTTTTGGCACCGCCTGAAGAGTCCATCGTGATTTGTTAAAGGGGGCTTTACAATTTTTACTTACTTTGCAAGGCGAACATAGCGCGACTGCTCCGACACCGAGTGGCCCATCTCCTTCGCCTCCCCCTTCAAAGCGCGCAGCGACATGCGGTTGCGGTCCATCTCGGAAATGTAGGCGTGGCGCAGCGCGTTTGTAGACACGGGCTTGCCAAAAACCTTGCGAAACACACGCTGCTTCCACTTGATGAAGCCATCGCGCGTGTAGGGCTGGCGGTGGCTGCTCTCGAAGAGGTAGCTGCGCGGTTCCTTATGCACCGACGCGTTCACGCTCCGTGCCAGCTCGGTCGGCAGCTTGCGCAGAAGCATCGGGTGCGTCGCGTTCGTCTTGTGCGTAAAGATTTTGAGCACGTTCTTCGTCAGGTCGATGCAGTTCTCCGACGCGTAGTTGCCAATGCGCACGTCGGCAAGGTCGCCCCCACGCAGCGGCTTCAGGAGGGCGTGGAAGGCGACGAGCAGATGCTCCTGCGAATTCTCCGGCCGCAACTTCAACTCCATTGCCCGCCACTCGGACAGCGGGATGTGCGCCTTTGCCTCGCGCTCCGTCGGCTCGTTCCGCTCGACCTGCTCGAGGCTCTTGGAGCGCAACGAGTGGAGAAGGACGTTCCACTTCTCGCTCAGCTTTGGCGACGTCTTCCACAGGTCCGTCTCGCGGCCGCGGCGCAGGAGGGTCATGAAGACGGTGACGTATGCGGCCAGGGAGTTGTACGGAGCGTTCTTGGCCATGAGCGAGCCAAACTTGGTCGGGCGCGCGATGACGTAGGAGAGCGGTTTCGAAGAAAACTGGTTCACGAAGCGGCGTGCACTCCGCAGCTGGCGGACGTAGGAGGCGCGCGTCGTGGGCTTCATGTCCGAGGCCTCCAGAATTGCGCCGAGGTCAGCATCCGTAGGATTACGCGCCATACTGTCAGACGACGCTCCACACAGGAGCGATGGCAGTCGATTTGGCACACCGCGTGCGTCAAGAAGCAGACGTGGCCATGGCCGAGCACATGCTGCGGCAGTACGCGGAGGATTGCGTGGAGGACGGCACGATCTCGGATGAGATTAGTATCGTAATCTGTTCGATGCGGCGCGCAACGCTCAACAAGGCGCCCCAGCCGCGCGTCCGCATGCTGAATAGGGTGTTGAAGCATTTGATTAGGGCGCACGACGAGGTAATTGCACACGAAGAACGCTTGGCGAAACTCCCTCTACACATAAAACGGCCACGGCGCAAACCCCTCGAGCAGCCACTCCCGCTCCTGGCGCGACGCGTAGCCGATGCTGTTGAAGAGACTCGTCTGGATGAAGCGGAGGATACTGCGGTCCTCGTTGACAATCAGAGTCCACCCCAGCTGACACACGGTCTCGTGGATCTTGTAGCTCTGGTGGGGGGTCAGGTCGACGGCGAGAATCTTGTGCATGACCGTGTTGATTGAAACGTCCACGCACACCGGGAAGGCGCCGTCGCGCTCGATGCCGAACGGCGACGTCTTGAAGGCGAAATTCACCGCCACTGGCTCCCTCTCGAAAATGAACCTGCGGAACTGCACGGGCCCCTGGCGGTCATCGGGGTGGAACTGATTCGGGTGACCCGTCGGCTCGAGGCTGGAAAAGAACTCCTGTGACATGAACGGCAGGACCTTCTCGATCCAGAACGAGAGGCGCTCGGCGTGGACGCGCTCCGCCCGGTTGCGCTGCTTCTGCACATACTCGGCGCTGTGCGTCATTGCATTCTCAGCATACTCCATTTGGTCGGCTCACGTCACGCGACGCACGAAAAGTCAGCTCTGACACAAACGAAAGCCGACGAAGAAAAGACGGAGCTGACGTGGACAGACACGATGGATGTGTGCGAGCTTCTGAAGGAGCTAGACGAGAAGAACAACAATGAGATCTTCTTCTTCGCGCTTGAGCTTTTCCTGCTGGCCAACCTCTTCCTGGTGCTGCTGTCGTGCATGTATCCACCGGCACGCGCGGTAGAGGCCAAGCTCGACGAGAAGCACGAGGAGGAACAGGGGAAGGCACAGCATGGTGACGTGTACTACGTGGAGAATATGATCATCAGCCCGCCCGAGGAGACGTCAACTGTCACCGCGAATGTGGACGTGGCCTTTGGCTCCCTGCTCAACCCCGAGGACGGCGACGAGGAGGAGGATGGCTACGGCGACGAGGAGGAGGATGGCTACGGCGACGGCGAAGGCGACGAGAATACGGGTGCAGACCCTCCGACGTGGTCCGGGCCGGGAATGGCCATCAGTTTCTCCATGTACGGAATCGACGACAGCGACGAGGAGGAGGAAACGAAGGAGGCGGAGGATCCAAAGGCACCCGAGGAGCTGCCGACGCCAACGTGGGGGGACATTATGCGCGCGGAGCCGGAGGAGGAATGGGAGTTTGGCGAGAGTGACACGGATTCAAACGACTCCGAGTACATTCCTCTGGCCAGCCTCCGTGCCGTCAAGAAGGCCTACCGCCGGACGAAGTGAGCTTAAATACCCACCGTCATCCAATCAACAGTCGTATTCGTGGGCGCTGCGGGCGGATTTGAACCCGGATTTACGTTGCCTGCCCAGGTGATGGTGGCGCTAGAGTTTGACGTGTTAGTCACACAGCATTGAAGAGTTACAAGGTTATTAGGAGTTGCAAATGAAATATAGGACTGATTGGTGGTGTAAGGATGAAACGTAAAAGGCTGAGAACTTGTGATTTCGGACCCGAGAACTACAGTGCCGTACTGAATGACGGGCTGTTGGATGAGCGTATCGGGATTCAAAAGCTGGCGGTAAACCAAAGGCGTTCCAAGCAAACCAGGGGTATCAACAGTCAAAAGGGGTGCGTGGGTGTCGCCGTTCAACAGAATCCTATTGCCAGAAGTTACGGGTCCGTGCAAGACAAGCTGCCCGGAATTTGACTCGATGCTTGCACTGTCCAAGAACTGCACAGCGTCAATGTTTGAAAGGATGTTTGTCGTGGAAACGGTATTTCCGTTGGTCACTGAAATATTCTGGCCCGCCACGACACCACCGGCAACAACACTCAGATCGGCCTGGTCGTAGACGTTGGTCGTGATTGCGACGGACCCATCGGTGCTGATGCAGGGAGGCGGGCGGTAGGCAAACATGGCGTGCAAAACAAGATGCTCTCCGTCGTCCACCCCTCGGGATCACACGACGTCGCTGCAAAGTCGGATGATAAAAAGGCCGTAGCTATTATTTATTCCGACGGCAAGCGGGATGGCGATTTGGTGTGTGTAGACGACTCAAAGCCGGGCAACACTTGTACGCCACCGCTGGTTGTGCAAAATGGCGAGCATATCGCCGTCGAGCCCAGCCACGATCCCGAGGGGCGCGACGTCGTCATGATTGGCGGCAAGAGCGGCAGCGGCAAGTCCTTTGCGGCGCGCAACTTTGCCATTCGTTACCACCGCCTGTACCCGAAGCGCAAGGTCCGCCTTCTTTCCTTCCTTGCCGAGGACCGCACTCTAGATGCGTGCGACTTTATTGAGCGCGTCAAGGCCGAGCAGTGGGCAAACAACCCGCCGCCTTTGAAGGAGTTTGACGAGTCGCTTACTATTTTTGACGATATTGAAGGCTTTGAAAAGGGGAACAAGGACATCCACCGCGCCCTCCAGCAAACGATTGACATGGTGGCCACCACGGGCCGCCACAACGCCTCATCCCTTATTGTTTGCTCCCACCTCCTTACAGATTATAAGAGGACCCGTCTTTTTCTAGGCGAGGCGCACATGTACATTGTCTTCCCGCACGGCTGCTCCATGACGCAGCTCACGCGCCTTCTGGGTGGCTACGCCGGCGCGGACAAAAAGGATCTCGAGAAGATTCGCCGCCTGCCCACGCGCTGGGTCGCCCTTCGAACGTCGTTTCCAACCATGGTGATTCACGAGAACGGCGTCTACCTCCTTCACACCGAGGAGCCTTCCTCCAAGAGTAAGTCCGTTACGAGCCTCGACATTCCTCCGAGCGAGTCCGAATCCGAGTCCGCCAGCGATTCCGACGAGTCGCGCCCGCCGAGAAGGCATAGGCACCACCAAAAGAAGCGGAGGATGTATTGACCCGTTAGCGTGCACTCCCACTTTTGAAGAAAAAATGTCATACGGAACTTTGAAGTATAACAGACCCATAAAAAGAGACAAAGACGGGTATTACGTGCTACAAAATGGAATGAAAGAACACCTTCGTAACTGGAATCCCAGCTATATTCTGTTCGAAGACGGGCGCGGATACTACTTTGTATTGGACAGCGGTCGCCACGTGAGATTTAACAACATCAATAAGGGGTCCAACAATCGGAAGTGAGAAGGGGTTTTACATTCGGAAGTGAGAAGGGGTTTTACATTCGGAAGTGAGCGGGAGTTTCACATTCGGAAGTGAGACTACATTCAACATTCGGAAGTGTATATATAACAGGAGAACCAAATCACCTTGACCGCGTTCTGGAGCGCGACGCGCGAGCGGAGTGTGATCTCTGGCTCCTATTATAAGACACTTCCGAATGTTGAATGTAGTCTCACTTCCGAATGTAAAACCCCTTCTCACTTCCGAATGTGAAACTCCCGTCACTTCCGAATGTTGGTCCGACGGGGAGAGAGTCGGTCGACGGTCGGCGTTTCGTCAGCCAAAACAAAAAATTTCAAAGACGCGCGCCCACACAAGCAGCGTCTCTTGACATCATCACACGATGGCTGCCCCGCGCCCCGTTGCGGGCCAGAAGCCGAACTACCACGCGCTCATGGCGTCCGTGTCGCGCGCCATGGTTCCGCGGGACGAGTTCGAGACACGCCGCGAGGATGACGACTACGACGACGAGGAGGACTACGCTGCGGGCCCGGGCTACGCGGTTGGCGAGCACGACCACAGCACGGGCCAGCGCCGCGACCTCAAGGGCCGGGCGGTGGACGACGACGAGCCCAAGGCCGCCGCGCCCGACGCCGACTTCTCCAAGCTCATGAAGCGGATGGAAGAGAAGATGACGGCCCTCTCAAGCTCCGTCAAGGTGCACGACCCAACCTTCAAGGACTACTTCTCGAGCCTGCACCACGCCTACTTCCGCACGGCCTACGAAGCGGGCCTGGAGGCGGGCAAGCTGATGGCGCCGGCGCCCAAGTGTCTGTATTGCGAGCGCCGCAAGGAGAACAACCGCATCGCCGCCCAGGTCGTGCGCGAGAAGCAGCGCAACGAGAAGCGCGAGCGCGAGGAGGCGGACGTGCAGCTCGCCATCAGCCGCGCCATCGCGTCGGGCCACGGCGCCAAGGGCTTGCTCACTGCCATGGGGCGCCAGCGTCTTGCGAGGGCGGGCGAGGAGTCGTAGGCTTTCAAACTGCCATTTTTGCCCGCCACTTCGAAGTTGCCCGCCACACTTCGAAACTGCCCGCCTTCTTTAAACTGTCAAAATCAGTTGCAACTCAAACCGCCTAGTCCTTGCCGTCTCCTGCTGCGAACGCGTCGAGTGCCTTGATCTCACTGGAAAACGAGAAGGCCTCCGACGCGGCCTTGAACTTGCTCTTGGCGACGGGGTCGGCGAACGACAGCGGCTCCTCGCGCGCGCGCTTGATGGGCGACGGCGCCGCCTCCTCCTCCTCGGCCTCGACGGCAAGCACGAAACCTTCGGGCATCTCCATGGCGGCGTCGACGTTCTCAAAGACGCACTGTTGCAGCTTGATGCACATGGACGCGGAGCCGTTGACGATGGCCCAGTGCTGCGGCACGACGATCGCCGAGAGAAGGTTTCCCCCGTTGAAGTCGCCGGGCGAGACGTAGCGCATGCGCGGCTGGCCAACGGCGACGGCCTTGGAGATGCGGACGGACTCGACGACGCTGCGCTTGCCGTCCGCCGTGGTGCCCGTGCACATGGCGAAGCGCGTGGCCATGGGCGTGAGCGGCTCCGTGGAGGTGCGGTCCTTGTAGGTGATGCCGGCCACATAAGGTCCGTCGCGGCCGTCCTTCACGATAAAGGTGTCGACGTCGGCGGCGCGGCCGTAGATGCGGACGTTGAGGTAGCCGTCCGTGTTGGGCGTGCCGTCGGGGTGGAAGCGGGCGAGCGGCTTGGGGTGCTTGAGGCTGATGGACTTGGGGTCCTCCTTGATGTACTTGGCGTCGCTGGCCGAGAAAAGCTTGGAGGCGTGCTTGACCATGAAGTCGTCAAAAAGAAGGTCGAGCGCGTTCAGCGACGTCCAGAGCGCCGGCGTGACCTTGATGGCCATCGAGAGCTGGCCGCGGCCCTTGTCGAGGAAGGCGTCCGTGCTGAGGCACTCGAGCGGGGCCTGGGCACGGCGGCCAACCAGGGGCTCCTCGCCGGGCGCCACAAGCTGGAACCCGCGGCGCGACTTGAGCGTGAGCAGGCCGGTGCGGTCGTTGGGCTGCGGCTCCTTGAACTCGAGCACGTCCGTCCACTCCTTCTTGGATGCGGGGAGCTGGGCCATTTTGTTGGTCTGCAAAAGGGGGTTTATTGCGAGAAAAGGGGTTTTAGGGAAGGGGCGAAGGGAAGGCGGATTTTACAAAAATACAAGTCAGCTAAAATCGTCCGACAAAAAAGTCAGATGACTCGGATGACGTTGACCCTCTCTCGGGCCTATGGACTGACGTCGGCGTATTCGCTGGTTTTGCCTCGTTGTTTGGTTGTGAGCCTCAGGTCGGGCACGGGGGTCAGTCGGCTGGATTTTTTTGTGAGGCGGCTAGTGTGCAAATTTAAGTAACTGGATCGTTTGCGCAAAAGCCCCCTCTCACTTCCTCGTGTGTGCTTTGTCGTCGAACATCACGCGATTGTGGGTTTAGAATGTTCGCGACCCGCACACCCGTTGTGTGTGTGGACGGCAGTATCAACGTCGGCAACGGCTTCGGCGGCGCCTCGGAGATCACCTGCAAGGACTACGTGCAGTCGCAGGCCTCGATCGCTGCCAACGCGCCGCTGACGGACCCGCAGGACTTCAACGGCTACGCGGGCATCAACGTCGACGTTGTTTCTGGTCTGTATCCGGGTGGATTTCCCCTCACTCTCCCGGTCCCGACGGGCACTGCCTGGTCCGGCTTCGTGGTCGTGCCGTCGCCCGCCGTGGGTGGCATCGATGCCGTCGGTTGCCAGCGCGGCGGTTTCATCTACTCCTTCGTGAATGGCGTGGCGACCCCCCGTGCGGTGGCGCGCCAGTGGTGCGGCATGGCCATTTCCGCGTCGGGCATGGTCGTTGCCATCACCGCCGACTCGCTCGTGTTTGGCTCGACGGACTACGTCACGTGGACGCCGATCGCCGTGACGGCCCCTCCCGCCGGCGCCGCGCACAACATGAACGGCGTCGTCTCCGTCTACGACCCTTCCGGTGCGTCCAGCAAGTGGCTCATCACGTGCAGCGGCGTGGTGACGACGACGCAGTTCTACTACCTCACCTTTACGAATTTCGGCAGCGCGCCCGCGCTCGTGACCGTGCCGACCACCGCTCCTCTCATTAAGCCGTACGCGTGCAGGGGATCGGCGAACGTTTACTACCTGTCGTTCCGCGCGGTCCCGAATGGCGCGCAGGGTTACACGTGCGTGCGCACCGACACCGCGGGCGTCACGGCCTATTCGAACGTGAACGTTCTGGTTGCGGACTCCGCTGTTGACATCGCCGCGAGCCCGAGCGGTTCGACCGTTGTAATGTCGAGCACGACCGTCATGCAGGACGTGAGCCTGGGCTCTCCGGTCCTCGACGTGAAGGCCTCGTTCGATTCGGGTGCCACGTTCATCGACTACGGCGACATCGGCGTGGACCGCTTCGCCTTTCTTTCCGAGTCGCTGCTGATTGGCGCCTATTCGCTCGGCGGCGACCTGCGCGCCTTCCCGAACGCGGGCTCGGCCTCCACCTTCCTGACGGGCGTCGTGGGCAATTCGCACAGCGGCTCTACGATCAAGTGCGACCTGCTCGCGTGGGGCTACGTCTCGAGCGGCTACAAGACGTCGGGCGTGACGGTGTACTACACGAGCGCCGCCAACGGCATCCTCCGGTCTGTGGCGGCGGATAATCTTCTCAAGGTAATTGGCAACGCGGGCCCCGTCGTTCTGGGCGACGCGCAGGCGGGCACGCTGGGCGCGACTGGCCTCAGCATCTATGGCGCGGGCAACCCGGCTGCTGCAACCCTCGGAGTTTCGCCGTCTGGCGTTGGTTCGACGGGGCTCCTCACGCTTGCGGGTTCGGGCATTTCCCTTGCGGATTCGAACAACGGGTATGGCATCCAGCTGGAGAGCGTCAATTCCTCGAACCCGGGCAATGGCCAGATTTACTGCAACACGAGTGGCACGTTTTCCGTTGCGTCTCGCCAGATCACGATGAACGCATCCGGCGGAAACACCCAGCTTTCTAACCCCAACTTTCTGACCTACATCCAGAGTGGAAAGGGCGTTGAGATTGCAGCGGCGACCATTTCGCCCTACAATTCGCTCGTCGTGGATGGTGGCAACTCCGCGTTCCATGGCACGGTTGGCGTTGACGGCGTGCTGACTGCTGGCTCCGTTTCGACCCCGGTGGTGAACACGCCGGCCGTTACGGGCACGACCGCCCTGACCCTGCAGACGACGAGCGTGCCGCTTACGATTCAAACGCTTGGCACCGCAGCTGGCCCTCTTACGCTGCAGACGAACCGTGGCGCACTGACAATTTCCGGATACTCGAATCTTATCCAGTCCACCCTTGGCACTTCCATCCAGGGGAGCGTCCTGCGCCAGGCAGACGGTGCCTCCACGTATGTGAAGCAGCCCATGATTCAGTGCGGCACTGCAACGGGTACGACGGGCACGGTCACAGTAAACCTGACCACAGCCGGTGGTGCGCCGTACGCTTCCGCGTCGGCCTACATCGTCCAGGTCACGATGGGTGACGCACCGACCTCTTCGCTGTACGTCAACCGCATCGATGGCAACACGTTCACGATTGGTTACACGGGTACGGGCACGCACACTCTTTTCTGGACGACGTACTCGCTGAACATTTAAGTAATTTGTTTGCAATCTCATAGTGCTCCCGTTTGTCCAATAAATTACAAACTTTGTGTGCAACGCTACGTTCCGATCGTTGTCCATGACAAGGTAAAGTTCGCCGCCGCTGTCGCGTACGTAATCTTAAAGGATGACGCGCTCAAAATGGTGGTTGATAT